AAAAAAATATGCGTGAAATATTGACTGGTCAAAAAAATATTGGTCAAACAGTTAAAACAGGTCCAAGAACTAGACAATATTCTAATCTACCAGAGGTTATGACAATGCCAGACGGCAGACGTAAATATATTGGATCAGCTTATAAAAGTTATGGCACTCCAAGTTTTTTCGGAAATTTATTCAGCAGAGGAGCACCTGGATATAGAGGGATAGAAGGTTTATCTGCTTTTGGTACACCTACATTTCAAACAAAAAAACGTGATGATGGCTCTGAATATTATTATACCGAAGATGAAAATTTTGGAGAAACTAAAGGTGCGCTGCCTTTTGGAATACTAGGAATAATAGATTCCATTGCAAACAAATTTAGAAAACCTAGAGACATGTCTGAATTTAATAAATTAAGTTTAACTGCACCTGCAGATCAAAAAGTTTACATACCTGAAGGAATGGATGTTCCTATGGCCACTATGTCAGATGCGCGATTCCGTGGAGCAGGCACAATTGGTGGGGTACCAATTAGTCCATTTCCTGCAAGATCTAGAGTACAAGGACTAGAAGAGTCTACGTTTCCTGGACGATCTAGAGTACAAGGACTAGATTCTATAAGAGATTACGGTGTGCCTGTAGGAGATCAATTTTTTGCAGCGGACGATAGAGGTGTGCGTGTAGGAGATCAATTTTTTGCAGCGGACGATAGAAGTGTGCCTGTAGGAAATCAATATTTTGCAGATTCTATAGATTACAATGTGCCTAATAATTTAGTGGCCGAAGTTAAACCAAACACATTTAAACAATTACAAAAGATGGGTA